GTGAACGAAAATAGCCATGATAAAAATGTTACTGAAGATGAGTACGCTGAATTTTGGAAGCATTTTAATGCGAGATATGACGATCCACTCGTGAAAGATGTAAAGAAAACATATCGATGGTTTGTTGAGGTTATGGGGGAAGAAAAATGGTTTGAGCGAAGAGATAATGTTCTGCGGTATTTTCGTACCCTCACTGAAAGGTTATATAGCAGTAAAACAGATGTTTCTTTACATGAAAAAGATTCGCGTATGGCCTTTTATGATGATTGGATCGCTTGGTATTTGTACCTTGCAGAATCACTTGCCGATCGCCCAACAGTTGATGAACCTGCACAATCCTCTAGAATTTTGCCGTTCTTTGCCACCATCGGAGAATTTAGCGAAGAGTTAAAGCGTACAAAAGGTATTGAAAATAAACTTAAAGATTTACTTATTAAACCTGAGAATCAACCAGACTCTGTCTTATTTGAATTAGTAGTTGCTGCCTGTTATATAAAAAATGGTTGGGAAGTAGAGTTTATACCTGAGTCAGGTGCAGGTAAAACACCAGACCTTCTGGTGAAGAAAGGAAATGATAAACTATATGTAGAATGTAAAAGGCTTGCAAAGGTAACTCAATATTCAGAAAATGAACGTATGGAATGGGTTAAAAGATGGCAGAAAGCTCTACCTTACATAATTTCTTACCCATATCCTGTTTTTTTTAATGTAAAGTTCAAATGTGAGGTCAATAGCACCAATCCTGATATTTTTTTGAATATTGTTAGGCATTTATACGCCTCAAGAGATTTGATGCAATGCGGTGTTGTATCTTGTGAAAATGATGAAATATCAGTAGTTGCAAATTTAATTGATATGGACCGAGTAAATGAACACTTTGCCAAATGGATAGTAAAGTATCCTTCGCCACAACTTAACTATCTTTTAGATGATAACTATGAACCCCATGGTAGTTATACGATGGCATTACAGGCTAAACTTTGCACTTATAGCGAAGATGAATATAGTACAATTAATGTTTTTGCCGATGAGATAAGGAGACCTTTCTGTGCTAAATGGGAATGTATAGCAGATGAGTCGATTTCCAAAAAAGCTAAAGATGTTAAGGGGTTACTTGTGAAAGCTGTAAAGCAAGCCCCAAGTGATGGTAAAACAGTTATCCATATTGGATATGAAACATTACATGGCCCTCATGTCGAGGTGCTTCGTGATAAAAAAATTACTAATATGTTAGCTAATTTTGATTGCGAGGGTAAGGATATTGAGATTATATATTGCCACTCGTTCCAACCAAGGCTATTTTCAGATAACAATTGGGATTTTGCCGAAACTGTTAGGTATTATACAAGAGGTGTTAGCAAAAAGTATCTTTTGAAGAGAATGATGCTTTTGGAAAGAGAGGGTATTGTTGAGTCCAACGATACCCATTGGGAGCAAGATCTACGAGAAATGAATAATAAATAAGCCTAACTAAATGTATTTAATGGATTAAGCTTAACAGCGTCTTCTAAGTGGTCTGGAGCAAAATGTGCATACCGCATTGTCATTTTGATATCGGTATGCCCCAAAACGCGTTGTAAAACTAAAATATTACCACCATTCATCATAAAGTGACTGGCGAAGGTGTGGCGCAAAACGTGGGTAAGCTGCCCTGCCGGTAGTTCGATGCCTGTTCTTTCCAGAGCTGAGCGGAATGCGCCATAACAATCACTAAACAACCGGCCTTTTTTATCATCAGGCAGAGACTCATAGAGTTCTTTGCTGATTGGGACGGTGCGGTTTTTTCTGCCTTTCGTGTTGGTGTATGTGATTTTGTATTTCGCGAGTTGGCTTTTTCTCAGACTCTCGGCCTCTGACCACCGTGCGCCAGTGGCGAGACAAATTCTTACCACTGTTTCTAAATCAGGGTGGTCGTGCCGTTTACACTCTCCAAGTAGTTGCGAAATTTGGTCGTGAGTTAGCCAGGCCATTTCCATTTCTTCAATGCGGAATGGGCGCATATTTTTCAGTGGGTTTTCACCTTTCCATTCTCCGAGGCGGTTTAGCTCATTGAACACTGCCCGGAAGTAGGCCAGCTCAAGATTAAGCGTGCGAGGCGATACCTCTTTCACTCTGTTTGAACGGGCATGCTCACCTTTCAACCGTTTTTCTCGGTAGCGGGAAAACATCTGTGCATCGAAATCGCGTGCGAGTGGCTCGCCCATACACTCAAAAGCATGGTGCATGGCTAACTGACGTTTCAAGCCATCTTTCAGTGTAATGCCATGAGCGCTATACCATGAGTCAACCAGCTCTTTTAACGTGCGCCTGTCTTCCTTTTCTTCCTGCCACGGGTTTTGAACGGTGTACTGTTCAAACGCCAGAGCCTCGCCCTTAGTAGCGAATTTCTTTCTGATGCGTTTGCCTTTTGCACCGTTTGGGTAGAGCTCACAAATCCAACCGCCAGTTGGATTTTTACGCACGGTCATTAGTTAACCTCGCTGTATACACCCATCACGCGACCTAATGCTTTAATGTCATCAAATCCACATTCGAAGGGAACCTTGCCCCCTGCTACATGTAGTCTTCTGCCTGGCAATTTTGTTAATTCTCGAATGCTAATAGCACCTTCAATATCGACGAGCCATTCTCCATCTGATAGGGATGCGTCTCGCTCGATGAAATGGAGTTTTCCGTCAGCGTAGACGGCAATTGGATTCGTAAGCGGCTTGCTAAAGAACTTGCCAGCAATACTCAAATCGCCATCACTAACCAGAGACTCTTCACTTAATGTGAATTTCTCCACATTTTGGGTATCGGTATTCATATTGCCGGTTGTAGGTGACCCTTTGCCGGTGAGTAGCCAAGCGAGATTTGCGCCAGTTTCTAGGGCGCAATGCACAATAAAGTCATAAGAAATGGAATCGCGACTGTACCTGTTAGCAAGAGAGCTTGATGCAATTTCGAAGTGTCTAGCTAATTGAATTTTCTGAGAAAATCCGTAAGCCTCGCAAATCCTGTCCAGCACTTCTTCATTGTTTAAACCAAGACCTTCAATTCTCATGTAGCTTTAACCTATTTACAAACTCCATTTTGGGAGTTATTTTAAGCCTAAACCTAGGCAATTAATGGCGAACGTTGGCAAACAGATGGCTATTAATTGCAATCTTTAGTAAAAGGGGAATCATGCAACATGGCTTCTGAAATCGCAATCATCAAAGTTCCCGCACCAATCGTTACTTTGCAACAATTCGCAGAGCTTGAGGGTGTTTCTGAACGCACCGCCTACCGCTGGACAACCGGCGATAACCCTTGTGTACCAATCGAACCACGCACCATCCGTAAAGGCTGCAAGAAAGCAGGTGGCCCGATTCGCATTTATTACGCACGCTGGAAAGAAGAGCAGTTGCGTAAGGCGTTGGGTCATTCCCGTTTTCAACTCGTCATCGGCGCTTAATTCACTTTATGTGAATTGTAAGGATGCAACATGTTTGATTTTCAGGTTTCCAAACATCCCCACTATGACGAAGCATGCCGGGCTTTTGCGCAACGTCACAACATGGCGAAGCTGGCCGAGCGTGCGGGTATGAATGTTCAGACGTTACGCAACAAGCTCAACCCGGAACAGCCTCACCAGTTCACGCCGCCTGAATTGTGGCTGCTGACTGACCTGACAGAAGACTCAACCCTCGTTGATGGCTTTCTTGCGCAGATTCACTGTCTACCGTGCGTGCCGGTAAATGAGCTGGCTAAAGACAAATTGCAGTCTTATGTCATGCGAGCAATGAGTGAACTCGGCGAGCTGGCAAGCGGTGCGGTCTCTAATGAGCGCCTGACCTCTGCACGTAAGCACAACATGATTGAAAGCGTAAATGCTGGCATTCGCATGTTGTCATTGTCGGCTCTGGCGCTGCATGCGCGGCTTCAGGCTAACCCGGCAATGACAAGCGTTGTAGACACCATGAGCGGCCTCGGTGCCTCATTCGGTCTGATGTGAGGTGCTTATGTTGAATAATGAACCGTCATTCGCGTCTCTGCTTAAAAAGCAAAGTCCCGGCATGCACTACGGCCACGGCTGGATCGCAGGTAAGGACGGCAAGCGCTGGCACCCGAGCAACTCACAGGCTGATTTACTGGCTGGTCTCTCTACTCAAAAGCAGGGGGAATCATGGCTATCGAAGCTGTTTCCGCGACTGTTCCGCTAAAAGCGGGTGAACGTCTGGCCGGTCTCAATCATGTGGCTGAATTGCGCGCAAGATATTGGGGCGATAGCTGGAAAGAGGTTGAACGTTTTGTCGATGATATGCGTGATAAACGTGACCCACAATTTGAAGAAAATAATCGGGCGCTGGCCGCTATTTTCTTTCTGGCAAAAATCCCTGCGGCTCGTCATGAGCTCCAATTAAGTGAGCTGACTACTGACGAGAAAAAAGCGCTTATTACAGCGATGAATCATTTTCGCGCAGTGGTGAGCTTATTTCCAAAACGGCTAACAATGCCGAATTAATCCAAACAGAAATTTAATGGCGTAAACCCGCCGGGCTTCTTATTGCCCGAAATCAGGAGAATAAATTATGCGTAATACCGTAACCCGTAGTTTTAATACAGATAGCGATGCGCTGGCCATATTGCTGACTGATGCCAAAAAAGAAGAGCGTAAAGACCGCGCGCTCGCTGTTTCAATCCGTCTTGAGGCACTGGCGATACATATCATCAAAGAGGGGATGAGCTGTACCGAAGCCGCCGAACTGCTGCGCCGTGAAGCCACTCGCTTTGAGAATGAATCACAGGAGCTGCACTAATGGCCGACGCAATGGATTTAGCACAACTGCGCGAGCAGGAAGACCGCGAACGCCACATCAGCAACGCGCGTAGCCGTATCGCCTCACCTTCCCGTTTTCTCTGCGAAGAATGTGACGAACCAATCCCGGAAGCTCGCCGCATTGCGATTCCGGGTGTGGCCTTTTGCGTGACCTGTCAGGAGGTCACCGAATTGAAATCTAAACATTTTCGGGGGGTATGACTTGGCGGTTCAATTCGCTTATCCGTGGAATGCTCCACGGTCGGCAATAGCCAGCCCATATCTTACCTATGACCAACAGTATCGCCGCGACCGTATGTTCGCGGCTTTGCAGCATGCAAAAAAGGTACTTTCTCTCCAGCCAGAGTGCGTACGTTTTGACGTTTATCGCACTGCGGCGGTGCTGGAGCAAAATCAGAGCAGTCAACGAGCCAATGCTTTTTTAATCAGTTTCTGCAAAAAGGCATTGCCGCGTCTTGAGCTGGTCGCAAAAAAATATGAGAGCGCGGGTATCAACACTAATGTATCAACCGCCGTTTTCGGTGGACATTTTGACACCCGACTCATGCAATATCTGGCATCTCGCATGGTTAATCTTGTCGCCAGATATAACCGCCTCCCTGATATGTCGCGCGCCGATGTTGACTTGCTGGCATGTGACATCGCTAATTTCATTCGTTCTGAGCTGGGAAATATTGATGATTCAGGTTTTGGTGAGCTCAAAACGCTATACACCTGGTACATGCACGCTGGTTTTATTTCTCTGCAATTCAATGTCACCCCTCCCCATTGGGAGCGCGTAGCAAATAAATACTTCAACAAAGATGATATCGCCCCTGCAATAATCCGTATGTTCACTGAGTCATGGTGGCGTAATCGTCTGCGTCGTGTCGCGTCGGCATGGCGCGAACACCTACAAATTGCAGTCGGCAACGTCAGCAAGAAAAAGCACGCCTACGCGAGTAAAAACTGCGTAACAGACTGGCGCGAACAGAAGCGCCGAACGCGTGAGTTTCTCAAGGGACTGGATCTCGAAGACGAAGACGGCAACCGCATCAGCCTGATTGAAAAATACGACGGTTCGGTCGCTAATCCTGCGATACGCCGCTGCGAACTGATGACCCGCATCCGTGGGTTTGAAAATATCTGCAATGAACTCGGTTATGTCGGGGAGTTTTACACCCTGACTGCACCGTCTAAATATCATGCCACGACTAAAGCGGGATACCGTAACAGCAAATGGAATGGTGCCAGCCCATCGGACACGCAGAGCTATCTAACTGGCCTTTGGGCGCGCATACGCGCCAAGCTGCATCGGGAAGAAATACGCATTTTCGGCATCCGTGTTGCCGAACCTCATCACGACGGAACGCCGCACTGGCACATGCTTATGTTCATGTTGCCGGAGGACGTCGAGCGCGTGCGCCTTATCATCCGTGATTATGCATGGGAGGAAGACCGCCACGAACTGAGAAGTGATAAAGCCAAAAAAGCGCGCTTTCATGCCGAGGCCATTGACCCAGAAAAGGGCAGCGCTACCGGCTATGTTGCTAAATACATTTCGAAAAATATCGACGGTTATGCTCTCGATGGTGAAACCGATGACGAAAGCGGTGAGCTGCTGAAAGAGACAGCCCCCGCCGTTTCAGCATGGGCGGCGCGCTGGCACATCCGTCAGTTTCAGTTTATTGGTGGTGCGCCGGTGACGGTCTACCGTGAGTTGCGTCGTCTCGCTGATACCGAGACCGCGCACGGTTTAAGCGTTGAGTTTGCCGCCGTTCATGATGCCGCTGACGCCGGTGACTGGGCTGGTTACGTTAATGCGCAGGGTGGCCCGTTTGTCCGTCGTGACGATTTGCAGGTGCGCACGCTGTATGAGCCTCGCGCCGAGTTTAACCAGTATGGTGAGGAAACTATCTGCATTCGCGGCGTGTACGATTCCGCCGTCGGCGCTGACACCCCGATTTTAACCCGGCTAACGCAGTGGAAAATTGTGCCGAAGCGTGCCGTTGATTTGGCCGTTGACGTTAAGGGCGCTCCTGCGCCCTCTCGGAGTTCTGTCAATAACTGTACGGGAAGCGAAAGCGATCCACCGGAACTCGATTTATCAAAACCACTGAGTCGGCGTGAAAGACGAGAGCTGACAAACCGACTCAGGAAGCAAAAGCCAGCAATACGGCGAAAATTCATCCACGGCACGGATGAGCAAAACGCAGCTATTGCGAAAACTATCGACGAGATACATCTGACAACCGGCATCGCAATCAGCCGGGGCGAAGCCCTGCATCTGATGGCCGGTGGTAAAAGTTGTTTTGATGGCAAATGGCTACGTGGAACGGCCAAAGGAGAAATATTTTCCGCAGCACCATCGCATCAGGCTAAAGCCAGGGAAATCCTTAATCGTGTTGCGGCTTTAGCTCAACTAGAAACGAAAATGTAACCGTTAATATTCATCCATATCATGTACATACAGTCTATTTAACAGTGATTTTTTTCTTCACACCTTTTGCTAATACGTGGTACTGTATGTTTGTACAGTATCTCGTAGTGGAGGTTATGTGGATAGAGAGTTAAGCGAGCACGTTATGATTGAGCGGGTCGAAATGATTGCGCGTCTGACGGCTGAGGGCGCTTGTCAGGAAAGAGACCGTGAAATTGCATTAAATTTAATTGCGGAAATAGCAAGAGGCAACCTAATGAAAAACAATAATTTTTCTGTTGTTTTTTCCGCGCCGCCTGCTGATGAAAAATTTGCAAAGGAGGGCAAAGTGAAAGTAAATATCACGTTGGATAAAGACCAAAAAATAGGCCAGCCGGTAATTGATGCTTTTCAATGCGAATTGACCAGGCGAATACAGTCTGTTTTCCCGTCAACGCGCGTTACTGTTAAAAAGGGATCCATGACCGGTGTCGAGCTGATGGGGTTCGATAAAGATTCAGACCGCGAAGCGCTGGATAGCATCCTTCAGGAAGTGTGGGAAGATGAGAGCTGGCGTTAATCCCTGAAAAATGTACAACCATTGACCCCATGTTTGATAGCATGGGGTTGTTTTGTATGGGGATTACACACAAAGGAAAATCATGGATACCGTAATGGCATTTTTATCTCTGGCTCTCTTTATTGCTTTTATCGTGGGGTTAATCAAGCCGTCGCTTGTTCGAATGCCGAACCGTAAGCGCTCCAGTGCTGTTTATCTTGGTGGCTGTCTGGCGCTGGGCGTTATTGGCTCAATCTTATGGCCCACTGAAAAAAGCCAGCCTGTGGCAAAGACTGACGTACCGGCAGTTAAAGCGGAACCGGCTACACCAACGTTTGAGTACGCAGATAAAACCCTCAAAGAATATCGCAACGAGCCTAAAGAAACCCGGCACGATATCGTTAAAGACTATGTTGACTTCAAAGGTGTACCGGCTAGCTCTACTGATGCATTTTATGCCTGTATGAGTGAGTACACTTTTACTAAAGATGATGCGTTAAAGCTCGGTGATGTATTGGGGTGGTGTTTCAACGACTTTGAGAAGGATCCACAATCTCTGAATAATAAAATCAACCTTGACGCATTTCAGGGTAATTTTAGCGGTTGGGATGGCTCTTATCGCCCGTTAGAGAAGCTGATAAAAGCTAGCATGAATGATGATTCCTCTTATAAACATGTTTCAACGGTCTACCATCTAATTTTGAATAAAGACCCGCATGCCGTTGTAAAAACAACATTTCGCGGCACGAATGCTTATGGTGGCGTGGTTAAACAGACCGTAGCGGCACGCGTAAACGTGCGAACCGGTGAAGTCGATTCTATACTCGAGAATTAAAGAATATAGTGACAAACGCTGCCGGAGCTGAAACTTGCTTTCAGTGCTGGCGGGGTTGAACAACGAGCCCCGCGAGGCGTTAGCGAATGAGTGATTTACTTATCAAGCGAAGCAGAGTACATGTCCCAGCTCAAACCATTTATCATGCATTTGAATAGCTTGGCGGTGGGTTGATATTTATTGCATAATGCCATGAATTCATTGTGCCAATCATCCATTCTCAGTCCAATGTGTATTTCTTTAATCGAGTTTTCGGCTAGCTTCATTGTGCAAATATTATGTTCTGGCACTTCAATCAAATCGGTGCAGTGCTTATGTTTAACAATTCCACCTCCTCTTCATATGCCCAGTGATATGACTTATAAAGGAAGGTGCGTTGTAGTTTTTCTAAATAATCAGTGTTGAATCCTTTAAATTGCTCTATTTCTGTCGGAGGGAATTCAGCGGTGAAGTATGGGGCGTTAGGTTGGGTTTTTGTGTAAATAACACTGCCAAATTGAACAGGAATTATGTTTTTTACTAAGCTAGTGAATTTGTCATCAGAAACATCTAAGCCAATGACAACTCCTTTGTGGGAATCAGCGTAATGGGCCCACATAAGAGGATTAAGGTGCTCTCTGGTTAAACAAAGGATAACAGAGTTTCTTCCCCATAAATTTATTTGACCACGCATCTCCATCATGTTGTTGATGTTCCCAGGGCCATGAGCCAGACAACTTAGCTCATAAGGATCATTGAAATTATGATAAGAAGAAAAAGACACTGAACCGGTGGTGATAAGCCTTACTGCCGCATCATAGTGCATGTATTTATAGAGAATCATATGTACCTGCTCTCAGTTGTCGCTGTGCATTCTGAGATTATGGCATTCGCCATAAATCCTCAATTTTTTTAAGCAAAATAAGGAAAATTAACCGTGCATGCATTAGCTGCATGGTTTTGCATGCGTCAGTGATGCCAGCTCTGGCCGCGAGCCGCTAAAGCTGGCGCGGATCCAGAGTGGTCATGCAACTGCATTAAAACCGACCCATAAAGCGGGCAGGCGAGGCGGGGAAAGCACTGCGCGCCAGCGTACTTTTGCACATTTATTTTCGCAGCCTGAGCGCGTCGCTGTGCCGCGCGGGTTCGCGAGGGTGTCGGTGGATGGTGCGGGGGTGTTTGAGGGCGTGGCGAACTTCTGAGGCGGTCAGGCGTGAGGGTAAGAAAAAGCCGCCCTGAGGCGGCGGAAATCAGTCACGTTCAGTATCGAGGGTGTAGCTTTTGAACCGGATCACCTCCTGACCGGCCCACGCGTTAACCTCGCGCATTCGGTCCTGTAGCGGGATGAGCTCGTTACGCACAAACACCTTTGCCACCTTCTCGATGTCGCCGAGCGAGCCGACGTTTTCCGGCTTGCCGCCCATCAGCTGGAACGGGATGCGGTGAGCGTCGAGCAGGTCGGCGGCGCTGACTTTTTTGATATTGAAGAAATCGTCTTTCGTTGCCACCTCGCTGAGCGGCACAATTTTAATGCCGTCCGGTTTTCCGTGCGGTGCGTAGAAAAACAGATTTTTGAAGTTCCCAAGTCCCTTTGAGCTGCGCATCGCATCACGCAGCGCCTCAACATCGGTACCACTTTGCGCGGCGTCCGTCACATACATGATGTAGCCCGCGTGTGCCCCGTTCTGGTAATACTTGCGACGGAACAGCGTCGCCGCTTCATTCAGCCAGGCGGAGTTTAGCGCGCTGAGATATTCCGGCATGCCGTACAACTCCTGGTTGATGTCTGGCTCCAGCAGGTGGAATACGGATCCCGGCGCGAACGGGTGCGGCTGGTCAAATGACGGCACCCACCAGTAGACATCATCTTCAATACCACGCCGCGTGTATTTAGCCGGTGACGCTTCCAGCTTCAGCGGGCGACCGGTGACACTCTTTCGGAGCTCTAAAAACGCGTTGCCAAACACCAGAAAATCAAGCGCGAAGCGGCTGAAGTCCTGTTGTGACAGTAGCGGGTGCGGAATAAACGTTGAGGCCAGAATGTTGCGCTTAACGTAAATCGGCGAGCTGTGATGAACGGCGGCGCGCAGGCTTTTCGCCAGCCCGTTAAAGCTGACCGGCGGTTCGAACCAGCGGCCATTATTGACGCATTCCACGTAATCCAGAATATCGCGGCGGTCGAGCACGGCGCTCGGTTCACCAAAGGTAAACGCCTCCATTTTTTGGGGCGCGCTGTCTTTCATGTTGCGCGGGCGCTTTTGTGGCTGTGGCTTGCGGCCTTTGTATTTACTCATCAGTTGAACTCCAGAATGGATGATGTTACCTGGCCGCTGCCAGCGGTAAGCGGTTCGTTTAACAGCGCGTGCATGGTCGCCCAGGCGACGTCCGCGTGACTGGCTTCCTCGGTGCGGCTGGCCTCATAGGTGGCGCTGCGCCCGCTGCTGGTCATGGTCTTACGGATTGCCATAAACGAGGTGGTGATGTCGGTGGCGCTGACGTCATATTCGAGACAGCCACGGCGGATAACGTCTTTTGCTTTCAGCACCATTGCGGTTTTCATTTCCGGCGTGTAGCGGATATCGCGGGCGGCGGGATAAAACGAGCGAACCAGCTGGAAGACGCCAATACCGAGGCCGGTCGCATCGATACCGATGTACTCGACGTTGTATTTTTCGGTGAGCTGGCGAATGGATTCGGCCTGCGTCGCAAAGTCCATCCCCTTCCACTGGTGACGCTCCAGAATGCGGAACTTGCCACCGGCGACAACCGGCGGCGCGAGCACCACACACCCGGCGCTGTCGCCACTGTGCGACGGGTCGTATCCCACCCAGACCGGGCGGGAGCCGAACGGGTTGTCGGCGAACGGCGCAAAGTCTTCCCACTCTTCCAGACTGTCGACCATGCAGCGTTGCAAATCCTCGAACGGGAACACCGACGCCTTGTCGTCAACGAACTCGCACATAAACAGATTGCGGAAGTCGTCGACGCTGTTTTCGCGCTTGAGTTGCTCCAGATTGAACAGCGTACAGCCCCCGGCGAGCGCATCCTCAATGGTGACAATCTGCCGCCACTGACCGTCAGGACACGCCACGCCAGCGGCGAGCGCGTCATGACTGATATCGATGTCAACCCGTTCGCTTGCGCTGGCGCGGCCACGGTTGAATAATTCCCCCGACCAGAACGGGTAAGCGCCGTGTGCCAGGGTGGAAGGCGTCGAAAAGTAGGTGCTGCGCAGGTGGCTTTGTGAGGCCATGCCCGACGACACTTTGCGTAGTTTCTGGAAGTTGGGGATCCAGAAAATTTCGTCGACATACAGGTCGCCGTTGTGGCTCTGCGCGGTGTTTGAGTTGGTGCCGAGAAAAATCAGCTTTGCGCCGTTGTTGCCGATGACAATCGGGTCGCCGGTCAGGTCGACATCGACCCGGCGGGCAAACTGAATGATGTACTCGCGGAATACATACGCCTGCGTCTTACTCGCTGACAGGAAAATCTGGTTATGGCCGGTTTTCAGCGCATGCAGCAGCGCCTCGCGGGAAAAGTAGAACGTCGCCCCAATCTGGCGCGATTTCAGAATGTCGCGAATACGGTGCTCAAGCCCGGCGCGGTGCCAGCGGAGCTGATACTCGAAAGACTCCGCGAAAAAAATCTCTTCCAGTTTCTCGATAGCCTCGTCGCTGAAAAAGTTCTTTGTCGGCTTTTTGCGGTCGCCTTTGTTGCGGTTGGCCACATTGGGATTAAGGTCAACCTCATTTCCGGTCTGGCCATAGCGATTAATGCGCGCAAAGCGCTCCATCTGTCGGGCCAGAAAATCCGCCACCTTGAAATCGTGGGGTGTCAGGTTGGGCTTTGCATAGAGCTGAATCAGCCGGGCCTCTAAGGTGCTTTCGACCCGGTTCAGCGGTGCGGTTTCCTCCCACTGGTCGCGCTGTTTCCAGCTCTGCACCGTCGGGCGTTTGGTCTGCAACATTTCGGCAATCTGCGGCACGGAAAACCCCTGCCAGTACAGTAAAGCCGCCTGGCGTCGCGGGTCGTTTAATAAAGTGGTGTCGGTGGTGATGGTCATGGATGCCTCGCCGTGATTGATACAGGGCAAGGCTAAAGAAACGGGTGATGCGAATCGCTAAGGTGCTGTTGTGTGAGGGATAAGCCATCCGGGATTGATAGCAGGTGGGCGGCGACGTCGGGAAACTAACCCCGACCCGTTAACCCGATATCAGGACTCCTGACAATGGCAAAAAAAGTTTCAAAATGGTTTCGCATCGGCGTCGAAGGCGATACCTGTGACGGCCGCGTTATCAGCGCGACGGATATTCAGGAAATGGCAGAGACCTTTGACCCCCGCGTCTATGGTTGCCGCATTAACCTCGAACACCTGAAAGGCATCCTACCGGATGGCCCGTTCAGCCGTTACGGCGATGTGGTTGAGCTGAAGTCTGAAAAGATTGATGACGATTCGGTACTGAAAGGCAAGCTGGCGCTGTTCGCCAAAATCACCCCGACCGATGACCTGATCGCAATGAATAAAAAATTGCAGAAGGTCTACACCTCAATGGAAATTCAGCCGAATTTCGCCAATAGCGGTAAATGCTACCTGGTCGGCCTCGCCGTGACCGATGACCCGGCCAGCCTCGGCACCGAATACCTCGAATTTTGCCGGGGTGCCAAATTTAACCCCCTCAACCGCTTCAAAGCCGAGCCGGGCAACCTGATTTCCGTCGCCACTCTCGCCGAGCTGGAGTTTGAAGACCAGGCGGAAAATGTCTTTACCGCCCTGAGCGACAAAGTGAAAGCGATCTTCAGCCGCAAACAGGCCAGCGATGACGCCCGTTTTCAGGATGTGCATGAGGCCGTGACGACCGTCAGTGAGCATGTGCAGGAAAACCTCACTGCCACTGAACAGCGTCTTGCCACGCTGGAAAATGCCTTTGCGACGCTGAAAAAGGACGTCACCACGAAGGCCGACCAGACCAGCCAGGCATTCAGCCAGTTAAAAACGTCGCTGGATAACACCGAAAGCACCACGCAGCCACGCCGCAAGCTCTCCACCGGTGGCGGTGGTGATGAGCTGCTGACCGACTGCTAAACGGTCGTGAATTAATCGCCGGGCGACAGGCTTGCCCGGTCAGACAACCCGATTTAACCCAACAGGAAAGACTATGCGTCAGGAAACCCGTTTTAAATTCAATGCCTACCTGTCCCGCGTTGCCGAGCTGAACGGCATCGACACGGACGACGTGAGTAAAAAATTCAACGTCGAGCCGTCCGTCACGCAAACCATGATGAACACAGTGCAGATGTCCTCGGCCTTTTTGCAGAAAATTAATATCGTGCCGGTGGATGAGCTGAAGGGTGAAAAAATTGGCGTCGGCGTCAATGGCACCATCGCCAGCACCACGGACACCAACAGCGGCAAGGAGCGTAAAACTGCCGACTTTACCGCGCTGGAGTCCAAAAAATACGAGTGCGATCAGGTCAACTTTGACTTCCACTTCAAATATAAAAAGCTGGATTTGTGGGCGCGCTTCCAGGACTTCCAGCGCCGTATTCGCGATGCCATCATCCAGCGGCAGGCGCTCGATTTCATCATGGCCGGTTTCAACGGCGTTGAGCGCGCCGAAACCTCTGACCGTGCCACTCATCCGATGTTGCAGGATGTCGCCGTAGGCTGGCCGCAGAAATACCGCAATGAAGCGGCGACCCGCGTGATGAGCAAAATCGTCGACGAGGAAGGAAACGTCGTTTCCGCTGTGATCCGCGTGGGTAAAAACGGCGATTACGTTAACCTCGATGCGCTGGTCATGGATGCAACCGACAACCTGATTGACGAAATTTATCAGGAAGATTCGGAGCTTGTCGCGATTGTGGGTCGTAAGCTGCTGGCCGACAAATATTTCCCGATCGTCAACAAAGACCAGCCGAACAGCGAAGCGCTCGCGGCTGACATCATCATCAGCCAGAAACGCATCGGCAACCTGCCCGCCGTCCGTGTGCCGTACTTCCCGGCGAACGCGATTATGGTGACGCGTCTCGATAACCTGTCCATCTATTTCATGGATGAAAGTCACCGCCGCTCCATCATCGAAAACCCGAAACTCGACCAGGTGGAAAACTACGAATCGATGAACATCGATTACGTGGTCGAAACCTACGCCGCCGGGTGCTTCATTGAAAATATCAAGCTGGGCGATTTCTCTGCCGCGCAACCGGAGGGCTAACCGATGACGAGCCCCGCACAGCGTCACATGATGCGGGTCTCGGCCATTGAAACCGCGCAGCGGGAAAACAACCCGCTGCGGCATGCCACTGCCTACGAGCAGATGCTGGTTAAGCTGGCCGCAGACCAACGCACGTTAAAAGCCATCTTTGGTAAAGAGCTGAAAGCCACGAAAAAGCGCGAGCTGCTGCCGTTCTATCTGCCGTGGGTCAGTGGCGTGCTGGAACAGGGCAAAGGCGCACAGGATGACATCGTGATGACCGTCATGCTGTGGCGTCTCGATGTCGGCGATATCAGCGGTGCGATGGATATTGCCCGCTACGCGTTTAAGTACGGTCTGACCATGCCTGGCAAACACCGCCGCCCGCCGCAGTACATGTTTACCGAAGAGGTGGCGCTCGCCGCCATGCGCGCCCATGCCGCCGGTGAATCGGTCGTCATCAGCCAGCTGCTCGACACGCTGGCGCTGACCGCCGCCGCCGATATGCCTGATGAAGTGCGCGCAAAACTGCACAAAATCACCGGCCAGGTGTTGCGGGATAAAAAACAGCCCGCCGACGCGCTGGCCCATCTCAGGCGAGCGATGCAGCTCGATTGTCAGGCAGGCGTCAAAAAAGACATTGAACGGCTTGAGCGTGAGCTGAAGCCCAAACCGGCAACGGTCGTAAAAGCCCCGGTAAGAGCGCCGCGCGCCGTGAAAACCACGGCACCGGCTAAGCGTGGCCGACCGAAAAAGAACCCCGGTTAACAGAATGCGCCCCGCGCCAGGGCGGCACGCCGGTCGATGAGGGTGATTTACCCGACCTGAGACCGGCGTCCACCGCCCACCTATTCAGAGGTAGTCATGACGACGCTGATTATTAAAAAGAACGATGAGCCGCAGCCGGGTGGCGTGGTGATCATCCCGCCGCCTACCAGCGATGAGCCGGTGATAAAAAATACGTTTTTCTTTCCTGACATCGACCCGAAACGCGTGCGTGAAGGGATGCGACTTGAGCAGACCGTCGCCCCGGCCCGGCTGCGTGAGGCCATCAAAACCGGCATCGCCGAAACCAATGCCGAGCTGTTTTTGTGGCGGGAACAGCAGATTGCCGGAGGGTTTAGCAAGCTGGCCGACGTGCCGGCTGACGATCTCGACGGCGAGAGCGTGCGCGTTTTCTATTACCTGCGCGCCGTCACCTCAATGGCAACCGCCACGCTCTACGAGCGTTATCGCGGTGTGGATGCCAGCGCCAAAGGCGACAAGAAAGCCGACAGCATCGATACCACTGTCGACGAGCTGTGGCGGGACATGCGCTGGGCCGTATCATGCGTCCAGGACAAACCCCGCTGCATCGTGAGCCAAATCTGATGCAGGCCATCGCGCAACAGGGCGACACGCTCGACATGATTTGCGCCCGGTATTACGGGCGCACTGAGGGGGTCTTCGAGTCGGTGCTCGCCGCAAATCCGGGGTTAGCCGAGCTTGGCGCAGTATTGCCGCATGGCACTGTGATCGAGCTGCCTGATGTGAAGTCATCCCCCGTAACAGAAACCATAAACCTCTGGGAGTAACCACATGACGGAAGGGGAAAAAAGTGTCATTTCGCTTTTTATCATCGGCGCGCTGATTGTCGTCGGTAAAGTGCTGGCCGGTGGTGAACCGATCACCGCACGTCTTTTTATTGGTCGCACGTTGCTGGGTGGCTTTGTTTCGATGGTGGCCGGGGTTGCCCTGGTACAGTTTCCAGACCTGCCAACCGCGGCCGTGTGCGGATTTGGCTCCATGCTGGGTATCGCCGGTTATCAGGCGGTAGAGCTTGCTATCCAGCGCAAGATTAAAAAAGGGGAAAACGATGGCAGTCATTAAGACACATCCCAACGTTGCGGCATTCCTCGACATGCTGGCGTTTTCGGAAGGGACAGCAACGCATCCGCTGACCCGAAACAACGGGTACGACGTTATCGTCACGGGTATCGATGGCAAGCCGGAGATTTTTACCGATTATCGCGATCACCCGTTCGCCGGTGGACGCCCGGCGAAGGTCTTCAATCGTCGCGGGGAAAAATCTACGGCATCCGGGCGTTACCAGCAGCTTTATCTGTTCTGGCCGCATTATCAGAAACAGCTCGCTTTGCCGGATTTCAGCCCGGTTTCACAGGACAGGCTCGCCATTCAGCTTATTCGGGAGCGTGGCGCGCTGGAAGATTTGCAGCAAGGGCGCATCGAGCGCGCGATTTCCCGCTGTCGCAATATCTGGGCTTCATTGCCGGGTGCCGGATACGGTCAGCGTGAGCACAGCCTCGACAAACTGGTCGCAGTGTGGCGCAAGGCTGGAGGCTTATCCGCATGAAACCAGTCATTATCCTGCTGGCGCTGGCCTGTGCGGGTCTGCTGTGGATGCGACACGATAACAGCAATTTGCGGGCCTCATTTGAACGTGCGAACCGGGTCGCCGGTACGCAGAAAACCACCATCATCATGCTGAAAAATCAGCTCAACGTTGCCGCAGAGCAGTCGCAGCGCAAAGAGCTGGCGCAGGTTGCCATGCGGGACAAACTCACCACGGCTAACCTGCTGGCCTCCCGGCGTGAACAAACTATCACGAGGTTACTCAATGAAAATGACGCGTTTCGCCGCTGGTATCGCGCTGATTTACCTGATGCTGTGCGCCGGTTGCACCAGCGCACCGCCTGTGCCAATGCCGCCGCCGGTGATTGTTTACAACGCATGCCCGAAGGTCAGCCCCTGCCCGATGCCGGGAAGCGACCCGGTAACTAATGGCGACCTGAGCGCGGATATACGCCAGCTTGAAAGTGCCCTACAGAGTTGCGCAATTCAGGTTGATATGGTGAAACAATGTCAGGATGAAATCGATGCAAAAGCCCAACAGTCTGCGAAAAGCCTTAACTGATGCGGTGCCGGTACTGCGTACCAACCCTGATATGCTTTGTCTTCGCCTGGACGATGGCAACAATACGGCGACTCTGGCGAGATCCCTGTCGTTTGAAAAGCGGTACACGCTTAACATCGTGGTGACGGATTTCACCGACGATATTGACCTGTTGTTTGTGCCGATTATGGCCTGGCTGCGGGTCAATCAGCCGGACATCATGACAACCGACGAGGGGAGAAAAAAAGGATTTGCCTGGTACGCTGACATCAATAACGACAGTAGCCTCGATGTCAGCATCAGCCTGTTGCTGACCGAGCGAACGCTGGTCAAAGAGATCGACGGCGCGCTGCACGTTGAGAACATCCCGGAGCCGCCACCGCCGGAGCCGGTAACGCGCCCCGTTGAGATGTGGAGTAATGGCGAACTGGTGAGTAAATGGGATGAATGACTTCAAACCCTTTGAGGACAAGCTTGCCGGGCTGATAGCGGCCCTTTCTCCTGCCGGGCGGCGTCGGATGACCGTCGACATTGCGAAGAAACTGCGCCAGCGGCAACAGCAGCGTATTAAGTCACAGAAAGCGCCGGACGGTTCGCCATTTGCCCCGCGTAAGCGCCAGCCCGTCAGGGCAAAGAAAGGCCGGATTAAGCGCGAGATGTTCGCGAAACTGCGAACCAACCGCTATATGAAAGCGAGCGGTAACGACAGCTCGGCGATGGTGGAATTTACCGGGAAAGTGCAGCGCATCGCCCGCGTGCATCAGCTCGGACTTAAAGATAAGCCATCCCCCAAAAGCGCCGCCGTCGAGTACCCACAGCGCCAGCTCCTGGGCTTTACCGACGATGACCGGCAGCTTGTGGAAAGCGTCATTATCGACTACCTCGCCGATTAACGTTGTGCCAGCCAGGGCAAAACGCCCGCAGATTGCCGCCGGAACACCCCGGCGGCATCCTTTCCCATATGAATACTCTCGCATCTATCCAGGAACTCGCCCGCGCGATACGCAACATGATCCGCACCGGCATCGTCGTCGAAACTGACCTCGACGCCGGGCGCTGTCGCGTGCAGACCGGCGGCATTTATACCGACTGGCTCCAGTGGCTGACGCATCGGGCCGGGCGCTCGCGCACCTGGTGGGCTCCCTCCATTGGTGAGCAGGTGATGATTCTGGCCGTGGGCGGTGAGCTCGATACCGCTTTTGTGCTGCCGGGTATTTATTCCGACGACAACCACGCGCCGTCAGTCTCGGAGGATGCCTGGCACGTTGAGTTCCCCGACGGTGCCGTTATGAGTTATGAGCCTGAAACCGGCGCGCTGACCGTCACCGGCATAAAAACCGCCGATGTGACCGCATCCGACTCGGTTGCCGTCAGCGTGCCGGTGGTGCTGGTCAAAGCATCGACTCGCGTCACCCTCGATTCACCGGAGGTGATCTGCACCAATAAGTTGACGACCGGCACGCTGGAGGTAAAGAACGGCGGAAAGATGTCCGGCGATATCGAGCATGACGGCGGCTCATTCTCTTCTAACGGCAAGGTACTCCACCCCCATAAACACCCAGGCGACAGCGGCGGAGAAACGGGGGAACCACTATGACAGCGCGTTATCTCGGCATGAACCGCTCGACCGGTGAAAGCATTTCAGACGTTGACCATATCAGCCAGAGCATTGGGGATATTCTGCGCACGCCCGTCGGCTCCCGCGTCATGCGTCGTGAATACGGCTCGCTGTTGTCGCAGATGATTGACCAGCCTCAGACACCGGCGCTTGAGCTGCAAATTATGGCCGCGTGCTACATGGCGATCCTGAAGTGGGAGCCGCGCGTCAGGCTGACCAGCATCACCACAGCGCGGCAGTTTAACGGGCAGATGGTCGTCGACGTGACCGGCCAAATCACCGATACCGGTGAGAGCCTTTCCTTAACCATCCCTGTGAGTTGAACCTATGGCAGTTATCGACCTGAGCCAGCTCCCCGCGCCTGATGTGGTGGAAACTCTGGATTTTGAAACCATCCTCGCCGAGCGCAAAGCGACGCTGATTTCACTGTACCCGGAAGATGAGCAGGAAGCGGTCGCCAGGACATTAACGCTGGAGTCTGAGCCACTGGTGAAATATCTCGAAGAGAATGCCTATCGTGAGGTGATTTTACGCCAGCGCATTAACGAGGCGGCGAAAGCCGGGATGGTGGCCTATGCCATCAAAAACGACCTCGACCAGCTCGCGGCAAATAATAACGTTGAACGCCTGGTCATCACCCCCGGAGACGAGACCCAAATCCCGCCGGTGGCGGCGGTCATGGAATCTGACAGTGATTTACGTCAGCGCGTACCGGCGGCATTTGAGGGTATGAGTGTTGCCGGGCCAACCGGTGCCTATGAATTTCACGCCCTGAGTGCCGACGGACGTGTCGCGGATGCTTCGGCTAATAGCCCGGCTCCAGCTGAGGTCACTATCGCGGTACTGTCGCGGGAAGGTGACGGCACGGCGTCGGATGATTTATTGCTGGCCGTCAGTACCGCGCTGAATGATGAGAGTGTACGACCGGTGGCTGACCGCCTGTCGGTTGTGTCGGCTGAAATAGTCAATTATGCAGTCGACGCGGCGTTGTTTGTCTACCCAGGCCCGGCGACCGAGCCGATTCTTGCCGCTGCCAAAGCGCAGTTAACCGCATATATCACAGAGCAACGTCGCCTCGGTCGTGATATCCGAATGTCGGCTATTTACGCCGCGTTGCATGTGCAGGGTGTTCAGCGCGTCGAGTTGCGCGAACCGCTGGCCGATGTGGTACTGGATAAAACGCAGGCCGCATATTGCACCGACACACGTGTCATCATCGGGGGCTCAGATGAATAATTCGTTGATGGCGATCGGGTCGTCGTTACTGGAACAACGAGCCGCTGCCGCATGCGCCTCTATCAGCGACTTATCCGTGCCGCTGCGCGATCTGTGGAATCCGTGGAAATGCCCTGTGAAATTCCTGCCTTATCTGGCGTGGGCGTTTTCCGTCGACCGCTGGGAGGAAACATGGTCAGAGATGGTTAAACGACAGGCGGTCAGTGATGCTTTCTGGATCCACCAACGCAAGGGAACCGTCGCCGCCGTGCGGCGTGTAATTGAAACGCTGGGCTATAGCATGACGCTCCAGGAATGGTGGGAAGTGGCCGACCCTGCTGGAACATTCCGTCTTGAGATTGACCTCAATGATATTGGTATCACTGAGTCAATGATTAAAGAGCTGGAGCGGATTATCGGCGATGCGAAACCTGTGAGCCGCCATATATCGCAACTCACCCTGTCCGTCAGTATTCAGGGGACTGCCTATATTGGCGCTGCAATGACTGACGGGGAAGTTATTACTGTATTTCCGTCGGGATACAAGCCCGATGACGGTATTTATTACGATGGGATGGCCCGTTTTGATAAAAACACATACTTTGCCGGAAAATAAAATGAATATTACAGAATCAGTGCGGTGGGAAAAAGATATTTATCTGATAGCCCGTCAGGATAAAGTTGAGGGTGGGCGTGGTGGTGTTGTCAATATTCAGGCGCAACAACTGGCAAATCGCACCCTTTGGCTCATGAATAATCTTAATGAGCTGAAAGAAGTTACTTATTCAGAAATTAAAATATTCTCTGATGATATTGCCGGATTTGCAGGTACGGTGAAAGGAGAAATATTCCGAGTGCCTCAGGGGATGGAGTCAGATCTGTCATTTATTTTTTATGAAAATACCGGTACTGGCGCACTGGCGTTAACGGCATGGCCGGGTATTGGTTACATCAACAAGATAACCAGCCTTGTTGAAGAAAATGATGGCGATGCCCTTGCCGTCCTGGTTGATGGTGATGGATTCGTTTTTACTGAAATAAAAAAAGTTAATGGCGTGGTAGCGCTGGAGGGGATCGAGTCTATGGAAATGGGCGGCAGCGCACTGCAACGAAGTGATAATGCACTCATTTCACTGGAAGACGAGGACGGGTTTACCGCGTTAAGTGTTGCAGAGGACAGGGACGGCGACATTACCGCCGACGTGTCAGCGGTAAGCCTGGGCGGCGCAAAAATGAAAGAAAGCGCCAATGCCATATTGTCATTTGAAGACAGGGACGGATTTGTCGGCTTTGATGTGGCACAGGATGAGGATGATATTACCGTTCGTGCGGATGCGCTGGGGTTGGATGGGGTAAAAATCCGGGCGGAAGACGACGCCACGCTGCGATTTGGTGACAGTGATGGTTTTGAACTGGATATTGAAGAGCTTACCCCCGACCAGAAAAGCACCGCCACCTCCATTGTTGCTGAGATGAATGCGGCAGCGGCAGCGGAAAGTTCGCTGATGAACATACCCTATGACCGGCTGACGGCTCGTATCAGGAAAGGTCTGAATATTATCCTGGTATACGGTCAGTCATTTGTACCTGCTGCGCAGGGATACACGGCGATCACCACGAAAGAATCCCCTCGGGGGAATCTGATGCTGGGCCGCTCCCCGCGAGGTAAATACTTTGGCCGTAGCTCGGACACCGAATTCGGCGTTGTGGGTGATGAGGTTATCTATTACCCGCTGCGGGAGGTGCGACAAAAGGATGACGGGACACTGGTTAGTGACGATTACGCCAGTGAAACACAATTCGGTGAGACCATATTGTCCGGGATGCTGGAGACTTTAAAGCACATGCATAACCGTGATGCGGGTGTGCAGAATGATCCCGATATTGTTTTTGCTGGCTCATGTACCGGCGCGGCGGGAACCACTATTGCCCAGTTATCTAAAGGGTCAGCAGAGGGATGGTTCGGACGGTTTACTGACTGTATTGATAAACACCTTATCGCCGCAGAGCAGGCCGGGTTTGATGCTGTACAGGTGGTCGCCATCGTTTATGCCCAGGGGCAAAATGATGCAGGTAGTTCAGGCATGAGTCATGATGCCTATCAGAGCAGCCTGATGAATATGCAGAAAAATACCGTGGCAGAGGTCATGGCGCGTACAGGGCAGGATTTTGAGCCGTTGTTTTGTATCACACAAACCGGGGGTGTGTATGTTGGCAATGGTCAGGGGAATACGTTACCGGTAGCCTGCGCGCAGCTGGATGTTGCACAGAGTATTCCGGGGGCCTTCTTTGCCGGAGTGGAATTTGTTTATCCCAATCCTGGCGCACATATGTACGCTAACAGTTACCGCTGGAATGGATGCGCCATTGCAAAGGCGATTTATCCGGCTATCAGCGGGCGACGTGGGGGAGCATTCCGTATTCTGGATGCAGTTTATGACGGTGAAAAAATACTGGCATCTCTGGACACCCCACAGCCGCCACTGAAAACCAGCCCGTTTTATGTGAAGACTACGGCAACACAATTTAGCGATTTAGGTTTTACCGTAATTCATGGTGAAGGCACGTTATATGGCGCAGAACTGACGGTGGATTTTATTTCCCCTTATGTGGTTCAGATTGTGCCATCAAAATCATTGACTGGAACAATTCGCCTCAATCTTGGCGACTATTTACATAACGGCGGACATAACATCACTGACTCTGACGAACAGCAGTCAATTTTTAAATGGGAATATAACGGGGTTAACGGGCAGAAAGCCGCCGAAAATATCCCGGAGTTAATTAATAAGCGATACGCTTTGCGCAATCGACCGGCCAGCTATTCACTGAAAGTGAGGGTTATTTAATGAAAGGCATTAAAATTATTTCCAAAGAAACATCAATCGCTGACCGTGCAAAACGTATTAAGTTGCCGGTAATGGATGGTTTTATTATGGGTGTGTTTGCACTGCCGGGTACTGAAGGGAAAAACTATGCCCCGGACGGAGCTACGGTGGTTAAGCATGGTTCATTTCGCCAGGTAACGGAGTACAGCCAGAGCCTTGATACAACCAGAGACTATTACGATACCGGTATTAAATTTGGTGGCGAATGCACCATTCTTTATCTGGGGAGAAAAGAAACAAAAGCATCAGGTACAGGGTTTGTCCGGCCTTACGTTACTTCATGGAATGCTAAAACCGCCTCGGGGGCAGCGGCGCTGGGTGTTGGCCTGGTGACAACTTATGACGGTGGCCTGAATGCTGTAGCAGGCGCAGTAACAAGTCTGGGAGATGATACGGCACCCACCACGAACCATGTTGCGATTATTGCAACATCAGCCAGTGATGCAAATCAACAATGGCACCTGATGGGACAGCGTGTCGGTCTGGAGGGTAATACCTGTTATGACTGGACTGACAACAAATCACTCACTAAGCCTCTGACCGCGGGGATGGTCTGGGACTCGCGCGGCGTGGAGACGATTAAAATCGGGAAAAGTAACAACTCAGGTGGCGGGTCCACTGTCCAGCCTGCCGGTGAGTTTATGCTGTGCCTGTATTTTGATCGCGCGCTGTCCGATGCCGAACTGGCAACAATGGTAGCATGGGCGCGTGCATATGCCGGGCGTCGTGGCGTTAACGTTTAATCGCCTGGGGGGTACCGCGTGAGTGAGAAATATTTTACCGTTTTGACGGATTATGGTATTTCCCGGTTCGCTCAGGCCGCGCTGACCGGTGAAACCGTCGACTTTGCCACTATGGCGGTGGGGGATGGTGGCGGTGATACGCCATCGCCGCAGGCATCACAAACCGCGCTGGTTAATGAAGTGTACCGTGCCGCACTGAATCGGGTGGTAATTGCAGACCAGGCCGCGAATGTGATCCGCACTGAAATGATTATGTTGCCACAGGTCGGCGGGTTCTGGATAAGAGAGGCGGCGCTCTATGACGGGGCGGGGGAATGCCTTGCAATTGCAAGTTTACCGCCGTCCTATAAACCCTTGCTGGAGCAGGGTTCCGGGCGGATGCAGGCGGTTAACTTGTGGATTGCTGTGAGTAGCACTGCTGATGTGCAATTGAAAGCTGATCCAACGATCATCATCGCCTCAGTGGATGAGGTGGACAGGGCTAAAAGTGAGGCGAAGGATTACGCTGATAAGGTTGTTGGTCAGCTCGATACTGATATCAAACTAGCTATTGATGCTGCGGTTAAAACGGCGGTTCGGGATGCCTGGGAGGAAGACAACCCGCCAGGAACCACCCGCTTTTTTAATCAGAACCTCAACCCTAATGAGCGCTGGCCGTGGTCGCAATGGGTATACACCGGTGAAAATAAAACGATCCGGGTGGCAAAAGCGGACGGCTCAAACGTGGGTACCACTGGCGGCAGCGACACCGTCAGCATCCAGCAGGACAACCTGCCCGCCGTTCAGATTGATGTTAGCGGCGAAACCAGCGAACAGGGGCAGCAGGAGCTGACGACATCGGGCAACGGAAGGCACCGGCACAGGGCAGGTGACGGGGCACCGGGGGATACCTGGCAGGATGCCACACACGGAACGGATAACCAGAAATATACGGGATGGAACTATACAGACTATGCAGAAGACCATCAGCATAACGTCACGATCCCGCAGCACAAACATTCGGTCAGCGGCAAAACAGCCAACCTTGGCGAGGGCAAATCGTTCAGCGTGGTTGAAGCCCACACACTGCTGATGTGCTGGAGTCGTGTTGCCTGACCTGTGACGGTCATTCCTGTTGTACTATCCCTGTTACAGCGGGGATGACTCGTCACCATTTCCACCACGATTGAAAATAATGCTCACCCTTAACCACGGAGTTAAACGGATGAGCGATTTTCATCACGGCGTCCAGGTTGTCGAGATTAACGACGGCACCCGCGTCATTTCCACCGTATCAACGGCGATTATCGGCATGGTCTGCACGGCAAGCGATGCCGATGTCGCCACCTTCCCACTCAATAAGCCCGTACTGATTACCAGTGTGCAAAGCGCAATTGCGAAAGCGGGTAAAAAAGGCACCCTGGCCGCATCCCTCCAGGCAATCGCCGACCAGTCGAAACCGGTCATTGTCGTTGTGCGCGTTGCCGAAGGTACCGGCGACGATGCCGAGGCGCAGACTATCTCTAATATCATCGGCGGTACCGACGAAAGCGGCAATTACACCGGGCTGAAAGCGCTGCTCACGGCGGAGGCCGTCACCGGCGTTAAACCGCGCATCCTTGGCGTGCCGGGCCTCGATTCCCTTGAAGTGGCGACCGCCCTCGCGCCGATTTGCCAGAAGCTGCGCGCCTTTGGCTATATCAGCGCATGGGATTGTAAGAACATTTCCGAGGCGATGCTCTATCGCGAGAATTTCAGCCAGCGTGAGCTGATGGTTATCTGGCCGGATTTTCTGGCATGGGATACCACGGCGAACGCGACCGAGACCGCCTGGGCGACCGCCCGCGCGCTGGGCCTGCGCGCCAAAATCGACCAGGACACCGGCTGGCACAAAACTCTGTCAAACGTTGGCGTGAATGGCGTCACCGGCATCAGCGCGTCGGTCTTCTGGGATTTGCAGGAATCCGGCACCGATGCCGACCTGCTTAACGAGGCAGGCGTTACCACGCTCATTCGTAAAGACGGTTTCCGCTTCTGGGGCAACCGCTGCTGCTCCGATGACTCGCTGTTCTTGTTCGAGAACTACACCCGCACCGCGCAGGTTATCGCTGACACAATGGCCGCTGGTCACATGTGGGCGGTCGACAAGCCGATCACTGCCACGCTGATTAAGGACATCGTTGCGGGTATCAATGCGAAATTCCGCGAGATGAAAACTGCGGGCTATATCGTCGATGCGACCTGCTGGTTTGATGAATCGGCCAACGACGCGGCGACCCTCAAAGCCGGGAAACTGTATATCGATTACGACTATACGCCGGTTCCCCCTCTCGAAAACCTGACGCTACGCCAGCGCATAACCGATAAATACCTGGCGAATCTGGTGTCATCGGTAAACAGCAATTAAGGAGCCCTGACCAATGGCAATGCCGCGCAAGCTCAAATATCTGAACACGTTTCTGGATGGCGTCAGCTATCTCGGCGTTATCGAGTCCGTCACCCTGCCAAAGCTGACCCGTAAGCTGGAAAATTACCGGGGCGGCGGGATGTCAGGCTCAGCCCCTGTCGATTTCGGCCTCGACGATGACGCGCTGGCGATGGAGATTTCCCTCGGCGGCTTCCCTGATGATGCGATCTGGTCGCTTTATGGTGCCGTCGGTACCGGGACGCTACTGCGCTATGCAGGCTCTTACCAGCGGGACGATACCGGCGAAACCGTGGCGGTGGAAGTTGAGACCCGTTTCAAGGTGAAGGAAGTCGATAACGGCGAGAGCAAACAGGGCGAGGATACCAGCAGCAAATTATCGCTGGTCTGCACGTACTACAAGCTGACCATGAACGGTAAAGAGCTGGTAGAAATCGACGTCCTCAACATGATTGAGAAGGTGAACGGCGTCGACCGACTCGACCAGCACCGCCGCAATATCGGCCTGTAATTTTTCCCCGGCCAGCATGTCTGGCCGGTTAACCCCGAATCCGTAAATAGTGAGAAACTCATGAGCAAAGAAAACATCGTCACCCTGGAAAACCCCATCAAACGCGGCGAGCAGGTCATCGAAAAAATCACCGTGTTAAAACCGGATGCCGGAACCCTGCGCGGTGTCAGTCTGGCAGCAGTCGCAAACGCCGAAGTCGACGCAATGATTAAGGTGCTGCCGCGTATGACTATGCCGTCAATGACAGAGCAGGAAGTTGCGAAACTCGAATGGCCTGACCTTGTCGCGCTATCCGGCAAGGTGGTCGGTTTTTTGTCACCGAATTCGGAACGGTAGATTTCCTGAAAGACATGTCGGTCGATGACCTGATGGCGGATATCGCGGTGATTTTTCACTGGCCGCCATCAGAGTTATATCCCATGAGCCTGACCGAGCTCACCACCTGGCGCGAAAAAGCGCTACAGCGAAGCGGAAACACGAATGAGTAACGACGTTAAATTGCAGGTATTACTCAAGGCTGTTGACCAGGCGACCCGCCCGTTTAAAACCATCCAGACAGCGAGTAAAACGCTGTCTGGTGATATCCGGGACACTCAAAAATCATTGCGTGAGCTTAACGGTCAGGCATCCCGTATTGACGGATTTCGCAAGGCCAGCGCGCAACTCGCCGTTACCGGTCAGGAGCTGAAGAAAGCTAAACAGGAAGCCGCCGCGCTGGCGATCCAGTTCAAAAATACGGAGCAGCCTACCCGCGCGCAGGCGCAGGCGATGGACGTGGCACGAAAAAGCGCCGCCGCGCTACAGCTTAAACACAACAGCTTACGGCAGGCTGTACAGCGCCAGCGGCAGGAGCTCAGCCAGGCGGGAATAAATACCCGTACCCTGGCCGCGGATGAACGCCGGTTAAAAACCAACATTAGCGAAACGACAGCACAGCTCAATCGTCAGCGTGAAGCGCTGGCGCGGGTCAGCGCGCAACAGGCAAAGCTCAATGCGGTTAAGCAGCGATATCAGGCCGGTAAGGAGCTGGCCGGAAATGCGGCAGCAATGGGTGCCGCCGGTGTCGGTATGGCGACGACAGGCACGCTGGCCGGTGTTGCACTGATGAAACCGGGTTATGATTTTGCGCAGAAAAACTCCGAGTTACAGGCTGTACTCGGCGTGGCGAAAGACTCCGCAGAAATGACTGCGTTGCGAAAGCAGGCCCGACTGCTGGGTGACAATACAGCCGCCTCTGCCGATGATGCGGCCGGTGCTCAGATTATCATTGCGAAAGCAGGCGGAGACGCGGCAGCGATTCAGGCGGCGACGCCCGTCACACTTAATATGGCGCTTGCTAACCGTCGAACAATGGAAGAGAACGCCGGTTTGCTGATGGGGATGAAATCAGCTTTCCAGCTTTCTAACGAGCAGGTCTCTCACATCGGTGATGTCCTGTCGATGACAATGAATAAAACCGCCGCAGATTTTGACGGGCTTAGTGATGCGCTGACATATGCTGCGCCGGTGGCGAAAAATGCCGGTGTCAGCATTGAGGAAGCCGCTGCAATGGTTGGCGCCCTACATGATGCGAAAATTACGGGATCAATGGCTGGTACGGGTAGTCGCGCTATTTTAAGTCGACTCCAGGCACCGACCGGGCAAGCCTACGCGGCGATTAAAGAGCTTGGAATTAAAACGGCAGACAGTAAAGGGAATACCCGCCCGATCTTTACCATCCTGAAGGAAATGCAGGCCAGTTTTGATAAAAATAAACTGGGTACCGGTCAGCGCGCTGAATACATGAAAACGATATTTGGTGAAGAGGCCAGCTCTGCCGCCGCTGTTTTGATGAACGCGGCTCAATCAGGAAAGCTGGACAAGCTCACGGCTGCATTTAAAGCCTCTGACGGTAAGACGGAGGAACTAGTTAAAGTCATGCAGGATAACCTCGGCGGCGACTTCAAAGAGTTTCAGTCTGCGTATGAGGCTGTTGGCACCGACCTGTTTGACCAGCAGGAATCCTCATTACGCAAACTGGTGCAGACTGCGACCGGCTACGTGCTCAAACTTGATAAATGGATCCAGCGAAATAAAGAGCTCGCGCAGACGCTTGGGGTGATTACCGCCGTGGCGCTTGGCGTGGTGGGTATGATTGGGGCCATTGGGCTGATTGCCTGGCCGGTTATAACGGGAGTTAATGCCATCATCGCCGCTGCGACGGCGCTCGGTACCGTATTTACAACGGTGGCCGGCGGCATCATTACCGCTATTGGTGCGATTTCCTGGCCGGTTGTCGCTGTTGTGGCTGCGATTGTCGCAGGGGCATTGCTCATCCGTAAATATTGGGAGCCCATCAGCGCATTTTTCGGCGGAGTGATTGAAGGAATACGGGCTGCATTTGCGCCAGTAGCTGAACTGTTTGCGCCGCTTAAACCGATGTTTGACTGGCTGGGCGGAAAACTGAAAGCCGTGTGGGACTGGTTTAACAACCTGATTGCGCCGGTCAAGTCATCGCAGGAAACCTTAAACAGTTTTCGTGATGCCGGTGTGTTGTTTGGTCAGCGCCTGGCTGACGCTCTTACGTTACCGCTTACAGCATTCAATAAGCTGCGCAGCGGTATTGATTGGGTGCTGGAGAAACTCGGCATTATTAATAAAGAGTCCAGCACGCTTGACCAGACTGCCGCAAAAGCGAACGCAGCCACGCAGGGTAACTCTTATATTCCGGCAACCGGCACTTACGGTGGCTATCAGGCATATCAACCCGTCACTGCACCCGCCGGACGTTCTTACATCGACCAGAGCAAAAGCGAGTATCACATTTCAGTTGATGGTGGCGGTAACGGCACGCAGCTCGATCGCCAACTACAGGATGCGCTCGAAAAAATTGAGCGTGAAAAGCGCGCCCGCCAGCGTGCCAGCATGAACCACGACGGATAGGAGGTGACGAAAAATGATGCTAGCACTCGGTATGTTTGTTTTTATGCGCCAGACGTTGCCACACCAGACGATGCAACGCGATGCCGAATATCGGTGGCCGTCAAACTCCCGCGTAGGTAAGCGGGATTCTTGCCAGTATCTGGGGCCGGGGGATGAAAAAATTACCCTGGCCGGTGTGTTGTACCCGGAGCTCACCGGCGGAAAGTTGACGATGACGGCCATTCGTTTAATGGCTGACGAGGGGCGCGCCTGGCCGTTACTGGATGGTACCGGCACGATTTACGGTATGTATGTTATCAATAATATCAGCGAGACAGGAAGCCTGTTTTTTGCTGATGGAACGGCGCGCAAAATTGATTTTACGCTGACGCTCACCCGCGTGGATGAATCCCTTGCGGCGCTGTATGGCGATATCGGCGAACAGGCAAAATCACTGATTGGCAAGGCGGGAAATATGGCGTCGTCAGTGGCCGGCATGGTGGGGATTAGCTGATGCTGGATATGCTGAATCTGAATGCGGGTGGCGTACTGACGCCCGATTTTATGCTGATGCTCGACAGCAAAGATATTACCGGCAACATCAGTAGTCGGTTGATGAGTCTGACCATGACAGACAATCGCGGATTCGAGGCCGACCAGCTCGACATCGAGCTTGATGATGCTGACGGGCTGGTCGAACTGCCGTTACGCGGTGCGGTACTGACGCTTTACCTCGGGTGGAAAGGCTTTGCGTTGATTGGTAAGGGAAGTTTTACCGTCGATGAGGTTGAACATCATGGTGCGCCAGATACGGTGACAATCCGCGCCCGTAGCGCCGATTTTCGGGGGACGCTTAACTCACGTAGGGAAGAGTCCTGGCATGACAAGACGCTCGGCGAGATCGTGGCAGCGATAGCGACACGTAACAAACTGACGTCGAGCGTTATACCGGAGCTGGCCGGAATAAAAATTCCGCATATCGACCAGTCACAGGAATCGGATGCCAAATTTTTGACGCGGCTCGCCGAGCGAAACGGCGGTGAGGTTTCGGTAAAAGCGGGAAAGTTACTTTTCCTCAAAGCCGGTCGTGGGGTTACAGCCAGCGGAAAAGCCATTCCGCAGGTCACGATCACCCGCAGCGATGGCGACCGCCATCAGTTTTCCATTGCTGACCGTGGGGCATATACCGGCGTTACGGCAAAATGGTTACACACCAAAGACCCGAAGCCACAAAAACAAAAGGTTGCGTTAAAACGCAAACCCAAAGAGCAGCATTTACGCGCGCTACAGCACCCCAAAGCCAAGCCGGTAACGAAGAAAAAAACTGTGAAGACGCCGGAAGCCAGGGAGGGTGAATACATGGTCGGCGAGGATGACAACGTGTTTGCCCTAACGACAATTTTTTCAACCAAAGCGCAGGCCATGCGAGCCGCCCAGGCCAAATGGGACAAACTGCAACGTGGTGTTGCTGAGTTTTCTATCAGGCTTGCGACAGGACGCGCCGACCTCTACCCAGAGACACCAGTGCAGGTTTCAGGCTTTAAGCGCGTCATAGACGAGCAGTCATGGACAATCACGAAGGTTATGCACTCTCTGAGTAATAGTGGCTTTACGACGAGTTTAGAGCTTGAGGTTAGATTGTTGGATGTCGAGTACGGGACTGAAGGGGAGGAAGAATAA